GGCGGATGCTCGTCTTCTCCTAGCACAGTTTCCCTAAGCGCATACTGTGATGGATGAAAGCGTAGCGAAGGTGTCAGGAAACTGCCTGGTGAGAGAAAGAGATTGATCCTCAGAGGTAGTGACAACTTGCAACACGTAGTAGGAGAGAAAGCCACCAAGGGAGGTGGCCGGGACCGGAGCGAGCAGGCTTGCTGTGATGTACTCAGTCAGTTCCTGGCACGAGAAAAGTGCACCGGCCTGAGGTGTAGCTGTGAACACGAGTGTGATCTCGATGTTGTAGCGACCAGGCTGGGCAAAAGTCAGATATTGTGAGCCAGAAATGGTTGTGGAGTTGGAACACCAGAGAGCTAGCTTTGCAGCGTCATCAGGAGCGAGGACCGGGCGAGGTGCGGGACCATTGCTGGAAGGCAAGAAGAGAACGTTCGAGCCAGAGGTGATGCCTCCGGTTAACTTAACGGCATAAATGACCGTTGGGGGGAACGAGCCCAATGGTGGATCTGTTGAACTTGCAGCAGACCACATGCCTAGAGTACCAGCAAGGTAAGGCAGCTTGTTTGGAAGCATGGGGAGACGGACTTCGACGTCGTAGGTGACATAGAGACGGCCGATGGCTTTTCCAGCACTAAGTGAGGGAAGGCCTTCGGTGGCAATTGTGAGCATACCCCAATCATAGCTATTTGGAGCATCAACAATGACACCGAGCCTGCGAGTATAAAGATGCTCGGAGGCTTGGAGATCAGGGTGACACTCGATAGCGTGAAGGATACTTTCAGCTGGATTGCCGCGGCTACTATATGCAGATTCTAAGACTTGCTCCATATTACTAAAGGGGGTGTCGTTGACATTGTACTGTGTGGCGACGCCAATAGTGCCCAACGCCATCTCAGATGAGTAATTGCTGCTGGTGGTTTCGTAACTGAAAACAGCACCATGCAGCTCCCACTCGGAGAAGTGCTCGGCTATCCCGGAGAGCCACTTGAAACAGTCAGCATCGGTGGGTTGGATCCTGAAACGTTGAGTTGTAAAATCCTCAGGGTTTCTGTCAGGACCATAAATGATGGCAACTGGTTCCCTCTTCTGGATCCTCACAAGTGGAGATCCATCTGGTGTGAAAGACATAGAAGAAGGATTAATGTCGTTGGCTTGGGGATTAATGATGGAGTTCTTACGAACTGTATAGTCACCAACACCAGTGATATGAGACAAAAGGTCTCCAGCACTAGCGCCGATAGACGATGAACCAAGCGCGCCACCAAGAACTCTTCCAGCAGTTCGGAATGAACCTTTTGGAATTCGTTGAAACTGCCTGCCCATCCAGTTCTTGGCTGAGGAGTAGACAGAACCACGACCACGCATTTGCTGTGTGTTGTTCTTAGGTGACAGAGATTGGTCACGAAGTCCCCCTTCAGACATGAGATGTTGTTTCCAACGCCTTTCCCTTTCGTCGGGGGGTAGGGGACGAATTTTTGGCCGAGCCATGAAGCTTGCTTTGTTGATCATGTTTCTTACGCTTGAGGTATTGAACGTGATGGACAAATCTGATGATTACAAAAATCAACTCTTGATCGGTACCGTAGGTCGTACTGATGGTGGCTGAGCGGTTTTAGAGGGACCGTATTTCGGGTATCTAAATCGCGCAGCCCCCCGCGATATGCCAACTTATTTGTTAAGGCAGTAAGGTGGAAACTGCCGGGGCGGTGCGGACACCTACTTGGCCCGTGGGGGCACATCCGATACAGCGAGTTTATCGGCTGCATCATGCATGACCTCGAGACGAATAGCATATCTTGATGCATTTATCTCGGCGTCTGCCTTGGGATCGTGCTTGGCTGCACGGAACTCAGCAAGGAAGTCCCTATCATGGCTCGACAACTGCTTGAGGAGTTTGATTCTCTCATCTCTAGCATGTTTGGAGCTTTTCTTAGGGAGCCGGAACACAGCTGGCAAAGCAGAGTAAGGCCTTGATCGACCCCCACTTGTACCAGAAGGGGTAGATGACTCGGACTCAGATGAATTAGATGAGACATTGCTGGAGTCAGCCTTGTAGTGCTTGCGACGCTTAGGTTCAGCGACTTCCTCACTTTCAAAAGTAAGGTGTTGGGAGTGGTCCTCCACTCCTCCATAAGCAATGGTTACAGGTGCTTGTGCTTGCATTTTTACCATATCCAAAGGTAAAGTGGCTAAGGTAGGACAACAAGCATTTCTGCTAGGGTTTGTTGAACTATCGAGCCAGTCGGCAAAGAGTGCCCAGTCAAAATCTCCCTCGAAATGCTCAGAGATGTATTCATTGAATACGCCTTCTTTGGTCTCAAAAGTTTCATTAACCTGCAATGCCGTTATAGCAAAGTAGGGGTGTAAACTTGGAAACGCAAGGACTCTCTCTTTGAGAATTTGAGTTTGTTTATAACCAGCATCCTTTATTACCTTGGTCGACCACGGTCCCCAAAAGTCACTGTGCTTGTCAGTGGCTTGGAAACACATGGCCTTCATGACCATGGCCTCTCGAGGCTGGAGGTTGGTGAAGTCAAGAAGGGAAGTGTGAAGCCGACCAATCTTAGCAGGATCGGTGATGGACCAGCGTTCCCCGTTGATCGGATCAAGATAGATACGACCGAGAAAACCGATGTTCTTCACATTATTCTTTGACTTAACCTCGAAACCTAGGAGTGCGCCAGACTTGGTGGCTGCCTCTTCGGACAGGTTAGGCGACAAGCCGTCGTCGCCGGAGTAGATGCCTAGACTTGCATAGGCTTCCTTGGGGCCTAGACCTTGGAGTCTGTAGGCAATGAAAGCAAAAAGCGCAGTAAGAGGGGTGTTGCCCATGGTGGTGAAAGGACTACCGCTACCGCGTGATCCATCGAATGCTTGGACCACAGGACCGTAACGAACGGCACCTTGATAATCTGAAAAGTGCCATAAATCGAGAAGGTCATGAAGGTCCTGCTCAAAGAAGAATTTGAGCAGGTGAAGCTCAATAACGCGTTTAGTATCATCAATCTTTGCGTCTTGGGCTTTGAAGTCAGTTTCAAGGACTTTGTGGGCGGCAGCACAAACCCTACAGACAGCGTCTGTTATTTCTTTGGGTGTGAGACCGGAACCTAGCCATCCGCACGATTTGAGTGCTTTGGCGTAGGCCAGGGAGATGCGACCTCCAAGAACTTGTTGTTCCGGTGAAAAGGTTGCAATACCACGAGCAGCTTTGGAAGGGTCCGCCATAATTTCGCGTTTCTTCAAACCCTTGCAAGTATCTAGGACCTCGACATCGTAATGAGTCTCGACCTCATAGAACTTCTTAAGCTGATTAGGTTTCCTGGTTTGGATGTATTCATCCTCTGGCAAAAGATCTAGCTTGAGGTTTCTCCTAAAACCGATTTTCTCTTGACATTTCTCCATCGATGTCTCGACTTTCTTCGTGATTCTCTCTGCTGGCGGCCTGTCCATATCTAGGTCGTTAACCTCAATTTTCACAAGTTCGGCAAACTCACCGACATAATCGGCTAATTCTTGGGTGAGTGGGACGATTCCGCCTTTGTGCGGTTCTTCAACGCGCCTCCGGGCAAGATCCTCGTATGCTTTGTCAGAGGTAGCATGACAAAAAGCCGCATTCTCAACAATGGGCGTCATACATGCTGTGACAAGTGGGGCACGAGGTTCTACACCAGGATCATTGCGAAGAATGACCGGCACCGGCGAAGTGGCGTAATTGACTGAAAAGGATGGCATGGACTTAGTACGAGCGATGGCAATTGCCGCAGCGCATTCCGTGCGGTCCATCTTGATGCTTAAGTCCTGCTTGCCAGTCAGTCGTAAATTAGCCACAGATGTGGTATGTTTGGCAGTGGAGAGAGATTTGGCCAAATCAAGTGCTGGATTTGGCACGAAGTAAGAGGTCGGGGCACCTTCGTAAGAAACCGAATAGCCGCCTTGATCGGTGTAATGTTCGTAAAGAAAAGTTGTACCGTTCTCACAAACGACCGAGTTTGGCTTCCGGAACTTAAACGCCTTATCCGTAAGAAACCGACGGAGGTATGCAGCTAAGCCGACAAATCTTGCGTTGGGGATTATGACGACTATTGAACGCTGCTCACCTACGTCCAAGCGGATAACTTTGTGTGCGTAACACACGAAAGTACGGCATCCGAAGATGAGGAGGGCCGCCCACGTTCCAAGGAGAAATCCATCAAAACCATATAATGACCATGTTCGTGCTGAAGCTGGCCAGAAGTAAGGTATGCGGATAAAGAAAACTTGCCACACCCATTGGGGCCACCAAAACCACAGATTACCCCAACCTGCGTCAGGGTCGAAACCTGTGAAGTGGAACCAAGTGGCGTAGTTGATCCTGATCTCGTAATAGTATGGTGCCATGTAGCAGACGTACCAATTTTGCAGATTCTCATTGAAAGCATCCATCTCACTTTGTCTGAGAATGGCGTAAATAAGAAGTGCAATAGTGATAAGTTTTACAGACCGAGGAATGACCCAATCGTACCTGAAAGTGGTGAGACAATCATCTTCGAAGTTGGGCGTATTATCAACATACGGCTCAACAGCAGAAGACTTGTAGATCATCTTACCTTTCTCATAACTAAAGGTGCACTCGTCAGCCTTACCAGCAAGGCAGTCGGGATTAAAAGTGTAGATCATGTGGATGTTACCGTCGGACAGACAACGATGCGTCTGTTCGAGCGTTTTCTTTCCAAGGGTGTCAATGTGGGTCACGACTCTGTGTCGGGTGTCGTCGTCGGAGATCTCATTCATGCCGAGATGTTCATTAGTATAAGAACAAGCATCTTTGCCGTCCATAAGTGTCCTTATTCCATTGGACTCTTGGCGGCAGGATTTTCTCGACATCTGCTCATCGTACTTGACCAAACCGTATCTCTTAATCCATGCGTCACAACACTGTATCGCAGCGCTACGACGTGCGGCTGCATTACGGTGCTGGCTGGAGGGATCCGGTGTAGCACGAGAGAGGTCAAAGTCCTTGTGTGTGAAGTAGCCGCGCATGCCACAAGCATCCACAGGGACAGTGGAGAACTTCTCACCTTTCTTGAGTTTCTTAGGCATGTGATACGAGAAACATTCAGGTGGAAAAAAGCGATCGACGACGCCGGCACGATGAATTTCGTTGTCGGCGAAGAGGAATTGGAGCACGAAAGTGAGGTCGACCAAGTAATTGATGTTTATTACCAAGACGAAAGCAGTCGCGTGTCCGAATACAGAATACCAGGATTGGGGATCCCAGTTGTCCCAGTCCACGTCACGCCGAAGCGATCGGTAAATGAAACTGATGATGATCAGCAATATTACACGTTTGATCACCAGGCCCTGCGTCTTAATCGGACAGTTACGAGTGAGAAAGAGGAAGTAGGGCGTAGGGTCCAGTAGATATTTGGTTGAAGCGAGCAACCCCAACCCAGAGTTGCTGTGCTTCTTCCCATGCTTAAGGTTTGAGGTGCCTTTAGCAAGGAAATCCAGATAATGCTGGAGTAGAACGATGACAAGTACAAAGGCTATGACAGCATAGATGTACGTAAAAGTACCTCCGTCAAGCGCTAATAATTGTTGATTCGCAGGAGCGTGAGCGGATTCAATGGAATCGGCTGAGAGGCTCATGTTGGTAGCAATTCGATGTAAGATGACGGGGGCTAAAGCCGTCAAATGACGAAACCGTA